CGGGCTCAAGCTAGTCGCAGAAATCGGGGGGAGCCTTGAAACCGAGATCGATTGACCACTTGCAAATGCGGGTTACTCGATCTCGGTTGTCGCGGCCCCACAGAAGCACATCATTCCACCAGGCACGTTCCGCAGCTTCACCGATCGGGCCGGCTTCCAGAGCGGTTGCCGGATAGGGCGGCTCCGGAGCCGCCTTGAGATCAGCGGCAGGCGGAAATGTTCGATGTGTCTCTACCCTGCTGGCGCAAGATGATGCACCCGCGCAAAGTGCGCTGGCGATCAGGATCATTCGAAGCTGCGAGAGCATCATTCAATTCCTTCTGCTGTGCGGTCGATCGCGAGGCATCCACCATGCGCTGATCAGCCGCGTTTTCGTTGGCCTTGCCAAGATCCTGCTGTGTCTGGATCTCCCGGCGCTGCTGTTGCACGACTTCGCCTTGTCTGCCCGCCGAACTGCCTTTGCAGTATGCCAAGGTCAACAAGGTTGCGAGCAACGCGGCGCCCGCGATTGCAGGCCACCAGCGCTTGAGAAAAATCAGGATCACGGGGTTCATGACACAGGTTCCTCTGAATGTTCAACCGTGGTTTCGGTCGTGCGATCGTTGATCTTGATCCCGTCCTTCGACGCTTCCGCCGATAGCCGCCTGCCGAGCGTCCAGCCAAGTGCAGTCATCCCGACAAGGATTTGCGCATGGGCCGCGAGCGCGAGAAAGAAGGTATAGAGCACGTTCGCAGAAACGAGCCAAACCCCCACCGCAGCAAACACCGTGAAGATCGCACAGCCACCGCAAATCGCAGCGAAGGCCCATGCCCGGCGACCATCGGGCGACATGATCGACGGCAGGCTCACGGGTATTTCGCCGCAGGCAGTTGCCAGTGCGGACCATCCTTGAACGTGCGCCAATCCCCGCCCCACTCGATCGGAATTCCAAGATCCTTCGCGGCCTGTTTGATGATCGGCGCCAGCTTATTGTAAAGCGGCCAGGACCACGAAACTTGCCCGCCGTCCATCGGGGCAATATCCACGGCCCGGCTCTTGCCGTCCGGGCCTGCCAGATGGCGGGAATTCATGGTGCGAGAGGCTCCCTTGGCAACAAGTTCCTGCTGCCGGGCCTTGGTGCGCAGAACTTCCAGCACAGTAAAATCCATGCTGGACAGTGCCGCAGCGCGCTCGATCACCTTTACAAGATCGGGGTGCGCACCTTCCAGCTTGATCCGGCTTTTCTCGCTAAGGGTGATACTCATGGTTCATTCCTGCCGCATGGCGTCCGCTGCCTTGTTGAGCAGATAGGACGGATGGATGGGGATTTGATCGATCAAATTCTGCAACCAGTTTTTTGGTGCAGCCGCTTGGCCTTTTCCTTTGACCGGCGCACGGTAATTCTGGTTCCATGCCTGCCATGAAGCGAAATCCGGAAATCCCCTTTCACGGGCCAAGGCGTCGAGTTGGGCCGGAGAATACTGTGGCATGGCACCCTCTCAATGAAACAAGGCGAGGAACTGCTTCCAGAAGGAAGCCGCCGTTACCCCGATCGCTGTAGCCATAAACGAAACACCGATCAAGATGCCTGCGCCCTTGTGCTTGAGCCCGGTCAATTCGTCCACGTCCCGCTGATGCGATTTCTTGAGCGAAATCACTTCCCTGCGGAGTGATGCCAATTCGAGGATCACTTTTTCTTGCAACAGTGTTTCAATGCGGGCGAGGCGCTCGCTCTGCGTAGGGTTCAACGACATTAGGAGATCCTTGCCACATAATCCTGGGTTTCAGCCGGCATGCCAGCCAGCCAGTTATCAGCGTTGTCGGCAACCGACTGTTCGAGCCTGCCCGGCCCGGCATTGTATGCGGCAAGCGCCTTCTGCACGTCACCGTCGTAACGGCGCAGCATTTCCGAAAGGTAGGCGATCCCCAGCATTTTGTTGTACGCGGGATCGTACCGATAGGCTTGCTCATCCCACGGCAGGCCCGCCAGCCGAGCGGCTTCCGGAGCAGTCTGCGGCATCACCTGCATGACACCGATCGCACCCGCTGACGACTGCGTAGGCTGGCCGTCGGGCTGGAAGTGCTGCCCACGGCTTTCCTGCATCGAAACCCGGTTAACGAGATCGATCAAGTCCGGGTTTTCCGTGTCGTAGATTTCCTGCAATTGCGGAGCATAGGGACTGTTCGCTTCGTCCGGAGACATGCCCTGATCTTCGCCCGTGGCTTCTGCGGGAGCCTCTTCCACGGGCAACTCTTCCGAAACCGGAGCGACCGACGTATCCCCATAGGCATTTTCCGAACCACTCATGGAACTGCCGACCGCGATAGCTTGTCCGAGGCCAGGGAGAATTCGGGCGTCCATGCGATTGATCGCCGAAATAGCGCGGGAAATCTGCGTCGGGTTCTGCGAAAACAGCATGTCCACCAGCACATTCGCCTGCTTTTCGGGGATACGGTAAGATCCCTGCACCAGCCGCGACAAGGCATATGCCTTCGTCGATGGCAAAGTGTTGGGGCTCAACATCATGAGATTTTGGAGCATATGCACAGCATCGCCACCGGACTTCTGCGCTGCCTCACGATCGAGCCCGGACAGGCGCCGAGCGCTTTCGGCCTGCATTTGTGCGATCGACGCGATATTTTCGCCAACACCTTCGCGCCCGATATTCCGGGAAATCGCAGTCTGCATGGTGGGGTTTTCTGCGATATTCCCGATCGTGCGCAGCGCTGCATCGGGGGAAGTCAGAATTTCCCTCTCAAGCTGTGAAGCCTGCCCGAGCGCCCGACCCGTCGAACCTTCCGCAGTGTCATAGGCGTTGCGCGCATTGCGCGAAGCGGCATCGGAGCCCCGGGGATCGACGTTTTCACGCAACCTCGTAGCAGCACCTTCCGACACGCCTTCGCTCATGCGCATGCGCGAACCATAGGCCGAACGCATGCGCTGCACCGCAGGCAGCACTTCCGGGTGATCGTGCGCCAAGGATTGCTCGATATGGTCGAGTGCGCGCCAAGCTACCCCGCGCTGGATATCATCGGGTGACCGGGTAGCCGTGCGGCTAAGGTTGCTCATGATCGAAGTGATATCCTTGACCGTGATAGGGCGATCAACAATCCGCAACGGCCCTGCCGCTGCCCGGATCGCTGCACCAATTTCCGGATCAGTTTCGATCATCTTCACCGAATTATCCGGTTGAAGTTCCGGGCGCTGCGGAATGATCCCCTCAAGCGAATCGTAAGCGTTCTTGGCATCATGCGGTGCCATGATATTCCGCGCCTCTTGTGCGGCTACGTCCTCCATATCCAGCGGGCTACGGGCGGCACGTTCCGCCAGCGCCATATCCTGCGGAGTGGCAAGTTCTTCCGGTCCCCGGGACTTTGCGAGATCGCTTGCAATCGTAGCACGGGCCTTGTCGGGGCCGACGGGCCGAATGGACCCCTGTACGGCCTGGTTGGTTTCCCGCACCATGTTGACCGAGCGTTCGCGCACTGCGGAAGCCAAGCGTTCACGCGACCGGCCCGGCATTTTCCCGATTGCATCATCCAGCGCTTGGCGATCGGCCAAGGGCAGAACTTCATAGATTGACGAGGGGAGCCCCTTGCGGGCACGGGCTTCCATTGCGGCCTGAATTTCCGAAGCCGGGGTTTGAACGTACTTCGCGAGAATTTCGTCCACCGGCTCAAAGCCTGCGAGGTTCCGAACGCCCTTCGCAGTACCAACACCAGCCCGGACAAGCCCATGCAGCGCGGGAGCCGCAGCACCCCCGAGCAATGCGCCGCGCGTCACGTCGCTGCCTTCACCGGCTGCTTGAGCCCCGCCGCCGACGGCACCAGCCAGTGCAACCTTCCCGGCGTTGGCAATATGCTTGCCCTTCCGCAGAGTGGTAAGCTTTTGCAGGACATTCCCCGCTCGGGCCGCACCCGGAATGCTGGAAGCTGCCGCAGCGCCGCCAAGGCTCCGAAGCCCCTTCGCCGCGCCAATGCCGCCAACGAGGTTTCCGCCAAGTTCCCCGGTCAAGGCCCATCCAGGAGATTTCTCCATCAAGGCATCCCGCTTGGCCCGGATCATGTCCAGATTTTCGCCATAGGAAAGATCCCCGGGAAGATCCTCACCGGGCACCATCCAATCGAGCGAAGCCGGCAGCGCTTTGCGAGTCAGCGCCGGGAGTGTCAGAGACGCAGCCCCCAAGTGCTCGGGCAGGCCAAACAAGCCCTTGCCGATGCCCGCGCTCATCGCGGCCAATTCGGGCGTTGCCTTGGACTTCGCCGCAGCCCGGCGCCCCACGTCCTTGATTTCTTCCTGCCGAGTGCGGACGGTTGGCATCCCCGCGTACTGGCGGATACCCTGAATTCGGGGATCGCTATCGAACCGTGCAAGAGCGCGCTTCTGTTCCTGCGCAGTCTTGCCCCGCTGCTTCAAAATGAAATCGTTCCGGACGTTGGTATAAATCTTCGCCGCGTCCTGCGGAGACTGCTGGTAGCGTCCGGTCGGAGCGGCCTTCTGCGGTGCAGTACCCCTGCCGCCGTCCAGTGCTTTCACAGGCTTGCCGAATTCCTTCGACGCCCGCGACGAAACTTGCTCCGGAGACACGTTGTCCGGGGCATTCTGGTAAACGTGCGTCGAGCCATCGGCAAAGGTGACTGTGATATTCCGGGGCATGATCTATCTCACCAATTCGACACGGAAGGCTTGCCCCCGCCACCACGTCCAGAAGGACGGCTACGGGGTGCAACCTTGGGCGTGGTGTTCCGGGCCGGAGCGGCGCTAGCGGCTGATCGCTGCTGGATACCTCGAAGGCGGGTTTTGATTTGATCCCATGCAGCAAGCCGAACATTCGCCGGGGTGTTGGGGTCCGAAATCTTGCCCGACATTTCCTTGAAGAAAATCCGGTCGGCGTCCGACACACCGGCACCCAGCTTACCCCCCGCCAAGGCCAGGACAACAGCGTTATCAATCGTTTTCAGGCGCCCGATATTCTCCTGCCCCTTAGTGGCCTGCCCGAGCGCGCCAGGGACCATCGAAAGCACGTTCTCAACGGCCCCACTGGTGGACCCCTTGATGAGATCGGCAACAGGATCAGTCTTGCCATTGAGGACAATCCCGAAATCCTTGAGCACGTTCGCCACGTCCCCCGCTTCGCTGCCTGCGGCGGGCTTGCCAGTGCTTCCGGCAGGCTGACGCATTCCCGCAACCGTAATTCGGGTAGCATTGTTCCCCGCCGCGATACGCTCGCTCGACTGAATACCCGCCCGCTTATCGGGAGTGATCCCTTTCGGGAGCACTCGCACGGGGCGCCCGGAGCGAGTTCCGACACCGACTTGCGAAGCACCTGTGTCAATGAACTTGAGAGGATCGATCGGAGTTTGCCCTTCGGCCAACTGGATGGGCTGAATGGACCCATCCTTGCCGATTTGGTACGCCTGCAAATTGCCTTCCGCGTCCTGCGCGTAGAAGGGCTGCAAACCAAATTCCTTTTCCGCGCCGAACATCGACGCAAGGCCGGTGATCGCATTTGGATCCTGCTGGAAAACCCGTCCAAGCTTCGCTGCATCTTCGACGGGAATGCCCGCTTGCTGTGCGAGAATAGGCCAAGCGGAATTCACGTCCCCTCCGCGCGATACAATCGCCTGCAAACCCTTCATGGCAGCACCGACTTTTGCCCGCTGCAATGCAGACATTTCTTCACCGCCGACGGCAAGCTGCTGCTGCATCTGCTGCTTCTTCATCGCCTCAAGATCGACCATCCGGGCACGATCTTCCCGAGAATCAATCCCCGACTGATACAGAGGGTCCGCACCGCCCACGGTCGCAATCACGTCCGCGAGCCTGCCGATGGTTTCAAGGAAGGACCGGCGCGGGCGCTGCTCACGCGGCTGTTCCTGCCGAACGTCCATCTGCTGTACGGAATTGATAGACTGTGGCTGCTGATCCATCATCTGCGCAGCATTGGTCACTGCGGCGGGTTCAGGCGGCGCAAGCTGTTGCAGGTAATTCGTAGGGGATTGCTGCTGCTGTGCGTCGAGTTCATCTTGCGCGTCCTGCTGCAAGATCGACGAGCGGCGCCGGGGCGTCAGAATGCGAGTGAGATCGACCATTACAGCGCTCCGTAATTGACCGTGGCATACCCGGCAACCTTGGGGCCGAGAGCCCACGGACGCAGGCGCTCAACCTCGTCAGCCATAACGCCCTTGTGGCGCTGGTTGCTGCCGAGATACGAGAACACATAGACCCCGAGGCCGTCGGCGAATTCGCCCACTTTCTCGATCGCATGCTTGAGCCGCCTATCCGAGAAAATGCCGGCGATGCCCCCGATCGTGGATGCAATCGTGCCCGCCGTGGACGCCTGCTTGCCGGTTTCGCGCTGGCCGGTATTGGCGACGAGGCCACCAGCCTGCAAGCCGAGCCCGGACAGGCCGGCAAGCTGTTGCAGATAGTTGTTGAAATAGCCCTGGTTGATCTCCGCACCGCGCGACTGCAAAGCCTTTGCCGTGGATCCACTATTGAGCATTCCGCCAGCCGCAGCCGTTCCGACGACACCGCGAGACATTTCGCGCATGGCCGGAGCGTACCCAGCCTTCGCCAGATATCCCGCATAGCCTTCGTCAGCACCGCCAGCCGAAGCGATACCGTCCGCAGCCTGCCCAATCGAATTCGCTCCCGATGATACCGCGCCGGGGGAAATTCCGAGCAACTGCGACATGAAATTGGTCGCGCCCGTCCCCTGCTGCATCATCGGCGAATACGTCGAAGTGATCAGCTTGTTGTTGACGTTCTCGGACGTGGCCGGCTTGGGCTTGAGGAAACTCATTGGACTGTAACCTTCCACATTTCATGCGAGAGCACGTAAAGTTCGCAGACACCTTCCGATGTATTTCGCGTACCCACACACTTGCCGCCTGCCCAACGGGCGAGCATTTTCACATCACGGCGAAAATCCGGGACCATCCCGAATATTAGCTTTGCATGATGTTCGGTGAACATTTGCCGGAACGCTTCGCGAGCATGATCGATCGCTACCCGTCCCCGGCTTTCAAAAAGGAAATGGACTTCGAAAACCCCGTCGCCTTCATTGTCGAACAAGGCCACATCGCCGTTGTCAAACGTGATCGGTACGTTCCCCTCACAGGCGACCCAAGCAGCACCAGACAATCCCCGGTTGAGGGGTGCCTGATCGATTGCATGGATGATGTGAGCGAGCATGTGCGCTTCCGAAAAGGCCCCAAGGTTCCCGTTGGGCTATGATCGAAAAGCGCGTGACGCGGGGGAACTTCCAAGGTGATACCTTAAGGCTCCCCCGTGCGTCAACTGGTTACGTGGGCGGGGTCTGTACCTGGAAACCCATGAACGAGAGATAGCAGGCCGTTGCCGTGGCTCCCGATGCTCCGAATTGACATGCGAACATGCCGATATTCGTTGTCGGGAGATTGGTTGCAATAGTCCCCGTGGCAGTGTCCCCGGTGTTCACTCGATGAACATAATAACTCGCGGAAGCCCCGCCAACATCGATTGTCAATTCGACATAATAGTGGTCGGTCTGCGAAGTATTCGCCGGAAAGTTAGCCCCAAGATCGATCTTGGTACACGTTCCCGCACCATCATTATGCATGATTTGCAGGTTGGTATCTGCCGAGTCCTTACCAACAAAAAATGCGTTTACCGCGTTGGAAGGATCCGACGCGCCGCCCCATGTGGCATGGAAACCACAGTTAATACGCATATTTGCGCCCGCAGTATGTACCCCAAATTGTCCTGAATACTTAAGCCCCGCCCCGGACTGGAACAAAGCGGAAGTGGATCGAACCTGTCCGAATGTATTCGCCGCAGTAGGTCCAGTACGGACCTGCGGAGTGCGTGTGAATGTGTTCGTGGCATCGTATGAAATCGACGCTGTATTACTCACGGTTGCGGCCATACCGACGCCGCTAACAGCATTGGTTCCAAATGAAGCAGGAATGTATGTCAGATTTACTGCGATATCAGGGGTCACACCACTGCCGCCGCCCGATCCGAGTACCCAAGCGGGGTTCTGCCCTGCGCCCTTGGTTTGCAGGACATAGCCTGCGGTGCCCGGCGCGAGAGCGACCCAATCCGCCGCATTCCGGTACAAGATGGTGCCTTGCGTTGCGGAAATCCCATCCAGCAACGCTTGGATATCCGCGACTGCCTGCGCAGCCCAAGCAGGATTTGCGCCTGCGCCGTTGGTCTTGAGAAATTCCCCTGCGGTGCCCGGAGCAAGGGCGACCCAATCCGTGGCGTTTCGGTACAGTACCGTGCCTTGAGTTGCAGAGATCCCATCCAGCAACGCCTGGATATCCCCGCCAGCACTGACAGCCCAAGTGGGGTCCGCGCCGGCCCCGTTGGTTTGCAAGTTTTCGCCTGCGGTGCCGGGGGCCAGTGCAGCCCATCCAGCGGCTCCCCGGTAAAGCAGTACCCCCCGAGTTGACGAAATCGTGTCCAAAATTGCACTGGCATTCGCGTCGATCGTGATATCTGCCGCGAGCGTCCCGCCGCCGTCGAGGCCAACACCCGCGATAATCTGACGCGCAAGAAGTGCAGCAATCGCGGCATTCAGCAAATCAATTTGGTCGCCCGCATCTTCGAGCAGTCCGCCCCGGCCCTGCAACAGTCGAATAAAATAGTCCGTGGGCGTCCCGTCAGGATTTACAACCGGAGTGCGATGTTCAAGGTTTTGCAGCATCAGGAGTTTCCAAATCGTCCACGCGGGTTAGGGCTCCGTAGTCCTCAATCCGGAACAGCCGGCCAGGCGCTTCCATGCTGCCGAGGCTCAACCAATCGAACCTCTGATCATACGCAGTATCTTCGACCGCGATAGCCCCGCACGACACGTAGGATGCGCCCCGATCGTCGGAGATCAGGAGTTCCACGGTGTTGAACGTGTCGTTGTAAATCTGCGGAGGGCTCCCGATCATTTCCACACCGTAGCACGGAATTGCGCTACGTCCACGAACCACCAATTGCCCGGTAATCACGCGGCGGAACGGAATTACGTCCTCGCGAGTGAAGTCGGGATTATCATCCGTGGGTAGTTGGGGATTGAGGAAATACAGCGAACCATTGACGCGATCCCCAACGAGGATATTCGTCCCGAAACCATCTTCATTCGGCAACGTGGCGACCCACTGCTTGCCGATCAATCCGCGCCACAATTTGCTGTCCCCCGAGCCCCAAACAAACCAGGCTGGCGGGTCCACAGAAAGATCGCAAACGAGCGTCTCATAGACAGTGTTGAGCACATAATAATCGTGCTCGTCGAGCGTGAACGTCCATGCCCGGCAAACCGGCCACTCGGGGAGGCCACGGACGACAACCATCATGAAAGCTTGCATCACCCGGGGATTATCTTCCCGGACGTTGACCGCCTGCGTGATGGATTGAAACGCCTGCACTTCGTCCGACGGGAAATTGATCACCGCCATCGTGACGATTTGTGACGCTCGCGAGCCGTCCGCCGCGCCTACGGAGACAGTGAATGCTTGTGTGGCTTGGAGATCGGTCACGTCAGACTGTCCGATTTACCCGCAGAAGGGCATCGTTGAGCGTCCCGGGCGTCCACGGGGCAACCGCGTTCGGATCCTCTTCGCTGATATCCCACCAGTAGGTAGCGCTCGGGGTGATCGCATGTTCGGCGCCCGCATCGTAAGCGGCCACAGACTTGAGGCTTACAACCATTTTGGCATCGCCGCCGTCGGTTTTCATGGCCCGGATCATCGTCACCACACCGCGAACGCTGGTCACGTCCGCAGGAAGATCGGTCAATGTCATTTCCACGTCCGCGCCTGCCGCTGCGGCGGAAGCATAGTCCGCGTCGTCGGGTACGGTTTCGTCGAGCACTCCCGAGATCGTCGCACCCGTGGAAGGCACCCAGCCGGCATTACTGCTGTCCGCCAGCACCGGGCACCCGATCACATTCACGGTGCCCATGAAATCGTTGTTGTACGTCCCGGACGTATCCCAAACCGTCAGGCACTTCATGTAAAGTTCGATCGCGCTGTTCGCGTTGAGATTTTGCCGATTCGTCCAGCCGATAATCCCAATATTCACGTTCTGCGGAACGGCTTCGGTCGCAGTGAGAACCGGAACACCTTCACGGCGAACCTCGATTTCCCCGGTCGCAGAGTCAACGAACATTTCGATGTGCTGCCAGGTATTCGTGGTGTAAATCGGCACCGTAGTAGTGGCGATTAGAGCCAAAGCACTATCGTAGACCGACAAGGCCCCATTCGGCTCCACGATCAGGTCGTACATGCGCACATTCGCCGCCGTGCGATATCCGATCAGTACAGGCCGCTTGCCATTGTTCGGCGGAAGGATCTTACGATAGGAGCGAATGCCACAGCCGAGCGCCTTCGTCGGCGTAGGGACCGCCATGCGCGTATCTTCAAGGTTGCTGTTGCTGTTCGTGCCGATGATCACCAGCACCCGGCCATCCGACACGCCATCGGGATCCACCGGAAGCTGATTGGCTGCATTGAGCGCCAGCGAGGCATACGGCAGGCCGTCGAGCATGTTGTCCGAACCCGAGAGCCCGGAGCCATAGAAACTGAAATTGTCGGCCCACTGCAACATCGGAAGTCTCCTACGGGTTCAAAAAGTTCTGGCGCGCAATCGCCTTCCGGATACGTTCACCGATTTGCGGAGTGGAAATCCGGCGAACACCGCCCTGGATTTGGAACACTCCACCATCGTTGTCCACGATTACCATCGAACTTTTTACTTGAACAGCGGTGCCGGGGATAGCCCCCCGATCGAAAAGAACGCCTTGCACCCGTGCAACCGGGGCATCGATGTTCCCTGTCATGAAATACGCTTCGGTCGTGCTCTGCCCGGGGATCCAGAATTGATCTCCATAGATGATGACTTGGTGCGCGGGATCCGGGCTGCGTTCGGCTGTAGCATAGTTGAGAGGATCGATCGTGGTTTCCCCGGGCTCGATCCAATAAAACCTGCCGTTGACGCCTTGGTTTGCTCCGACAACCACGATCACGTAGCCATTGATGTAACCGACGCTCACCGGGGCATAGTCGCCCGGCATAGCTACAGAAATGATCCCCGGGGTGCCTCCATTCGCGAGAGTTCCCGCAGCCCATGCAAGATTGGCGCCCGTCTCGGTCGTGACGATCGCGTTGCCCGCAACACCCCTGACAACTGCCCGGACGGCCAAGGCGTTCGCCGTGACCGATGCCGCTCGCACAGTCAGATGCGGGGTCAAGGCCGTGGAATAGTCCGTGCCGGCCACACCGCTATCGTTGATCGCGTTGAACAGATTATCGAGGGAAAGCGCAGCCGTGAGGCCGACGGCAACAAGCCAGGGGAAAGCCACGGTGCCTAGCGGAGTTCCTGTGTCGACCGATCCGTTCGTGAATTGGTAATACACACCGTCGATACGAACTACGTCGCCATTCGCTGCATTCGCGGCTGCGTTGAGCGTTCCGCGCGCCCATGCATTATCGGTGTAGGCGTAGAGGGACTGCCCATCCGCGATCCACAGGAACGAAGGGACCGCCGCCGCACCATCACCGATCGGGCCAGTCGCCGCCATGCTCACGTCCGCAGCTACTTCGGCGCCTGCAAGAGACGTGGTGATCGTGGTCGAAACCCCATTGACCGTAATCCGATAGAGGTTGTCCCCGCCGACTACAAAATGATCGTCGTCGAACACCCCAGGCGCATGGAATAGCGCACGAACCGGGCCGGTGCCAATATCGATCCAGCGCTGCAATCCGGGCCGGGCGACATAGGCGTAATCGTCCGCGAGAACGGAGTTCGGTTCGATCCAGCGATTGCGTAGAAGGATATCAGCGGTTTTCAGTACCGTCCGGTTGGCATCATGCCGGGCAAGGGTGATCTTTGCCATCAGCCACGCCCCCAATATCCCTGGTCGAAGAAATTCCGCGACGAGAATTCACGCTGCTGATTGTAGGACTGCCGGCTCATGAACGGCCACGAAATACTATCGTCGATTTCGAGCGGCTGCGATTGCAGATATCGGGAAATGAACTTCTGGCGCTCCGACTTGTAAATCATCGCGCTTTGCTCATTCATCGACCGACCATAGCGCGGGTTAATCCGCAGCGCCAAATAGGTGATGAAGAAGCTATCGAAATCCGACGGGAACGGCATTTCATCGGTTGCGATCTTCGACGAAATTGCCACCCAGCCGCCAAGATCGGCCCGGTAGAACCATTCCTTGAACGTGCCTGCGGTGTTCACCACAAGGCTTGAGGCACCTTCGATCGTGCGACCGTTGGCGTCCAGCGTGACCGGGTAGGTGGCAAGGCGTCCGAAAGGGTCCGAGATACCCATACGCGAACCATCCTGCGGCCCCGGCGTCAGATACACGGTCACAGCTTCCTCGTTGAGCGCGAGCAGCCGCCGATTGATATTCGGGTGCGCTCGCTGCTGCACAGTCAGGGAAGTGTCGGGAGTTTCCTGCCCATAAGTGCCTAGAGGCCAATCGCGAAGGGCTTCCCCTGCTTCGTCCCCGAATACAGCGGAAAAAAGCTGGTTGAGCAGCCGCAATCCTTCCGTGACTTGTGCATCCGTGGGATCTCTCCCGATCGCGATCAAGTTGCCTTCGCGATATGCATCAGCAATGATCGATGAAATGACAGTCACGGAAGGATCCCCCGTTGATTACAGGTCCAAGGCGGGCTTCGCCGGCTTTTCAGCCTTGGCGGGCTTCGCCGGCTTTTCAGCCTTGGCAGGCTTCGGCTCATCCGGATTTTCGGGAGCCTTGGACTGCTTCACCGTGCGCTTTTCAGCGCCGGAAGTCCAGCCGTTCGGAACGTCGTCCGCGCTCTCGAAAATCTCGGTTTCGCCTTTCGGGCCATTGAACCAGGCAGGCCATTCACTCTTGGGCATGATCATTCTCCTACTTAAAAGAGGGTGCCCGCCGCGCCGCCAGCAAGAGTTACCTTGCCTCCTGCCGTGGTGGGAAACAAAAGCGGGATCTTGACGTAGATCCCCGCCGTGACCGGGACCGCGTTCACCAGAACCGTACCTTCTTCGGAAGTGACGGTGAGCGTACCGGCTACAGTCGGGAGAAATCCCGCGATCGAAACCCCCACCTTGGCCGTGGAATTCGCGGCCATCGGCTTGGGGTCGTAGTGTTCCTTAAACTGCGCCATTGTACGCTCCCGGGATTACGATGCCGCAGCGCGGACGATCGAAAAGTTGATAACAGGCTGTTCGGTCGTATTTTGCGCCACAGCGATATCCGCAATGACGAGAGAGGCAAGGGCCGAAACAGCGATAGCGGCAAAGCCAAGGATGCGGCGTATAGGAAATTCCTTTTCTTGAAACTGTGGGGCGAAAGGCCCCGCCTCGCGCGGGAGAACGAGACGGGGCCTATCAACATTCGCCCGGAGAACTAGGCGAACCGCAGCCCTTAGCTGCCGTTGACCCGACAAATCCGCGAACGATCACGGATATTCGCGTTGAGTGCCACGTCGAACCGGACCCCGTGGGCGCCGGTATCGAAGTCGCTGTGCTGCCACATGCGGACCGAAATCGGCACCTTCTTGAGACGGCGGCGCATCGACGTATCCGAAGCAGGCAGGATCAGCGGAACGGTGTTGACGGTGATCGCCGGCTTCTGGATCAGAAGGCGGGGAGACAGAACCGCGCTGGCCGCACCCAGGAAGGTGATATCCGCGTTGTCAGCCGGGGCCGCGTTGACCGTGGCGTGAGCAGTATTGATGTTCGGATTGTCACCAGCGCCCGTACCCGGGACAATGATCGCCGGATAGATCTTGATCGCTGCAACACCCGCCACAGCCGCCGTATCTTCGACGATGGTAAACTGCTGCAAACGTGCCGGAGTGACGAGAGCCTGCTTGCGGTTGTCGTAGGCGTAGACCCCGGCAATGGTGAACACTTCACCAGCCTTGAACGTGCCCGCCGCCGTGGTGGCATCGGTGACATTCAGGGTTTGGGTCATGCGCCGACCGTTGACGGTGCCGGCCTTGGCAACGTCAACATAGTCCTTGTTCTGGTTCGCACCGTCAATTTCCATGACGTTCGCGCCAGTGCCGGTACGAGTACCGCAAGTGAGCGTCGGAAGCTGGTTGGTGAACATCGAGCGAATGCCATTCAGTTCGCCCGAGAAGCCCTTGCGGTACGTCGCGGTCGAAAACTGATCAGGTCCGGGCAGCTTCACCACCTGATCACCGAGTTTCATTTCGTCGGTGTGGTTCATGATGTAGGAAAGTTCGGAGTCATCGACGCCGTTTTCCTTGAGGCGGGTATAGGCCGCAGCCGCATCGAGCCATTCGTCGATCGAGGTCGAACCGTCGCCGGTCCAATCCGCGGAAGCCAGGGCGGCCACGCCGAGAATGTAGGCATCGATCTTTTCGGCCATGCTGGTAGCGGCACCGAGCAGTGCCTTGCTTTCGCGGGCTTCACCGATGGACTTGATCTTGACGAAATCGCCCCAGCCCATGTTCGCGTTGAAGGTGCCAGTAACTTCGAAGAGTTCCGAACCGAACACCGTACCATCGGTGCCAGCCGAAAGATCCTTCACGCCGTTTTCGGTGCGAGTGACGGTGTAGCGCGGAGTGGTCTGTTCGAGAACCTGGAGCCCGTTGCGGTCGTCCATTTCGCCGTCGTATTCGTTCCACGACACGGCATCGGCGGTCACGAGGTTGTTCTGCAACACCATTGCGAACGAGTTGAGAACCAGCTTCTGCTGTTCAGTAGTTACGGCACCCATCGGGATACTCCTTCCTTGAGAAACGGCCCGGAGTATCCCGATGCCGCGAAATTAACGGTTGTAGCCTTTCTTCGCATCAGCCGCCCACGCCTTTTCGAAATCGTCAAGGCTATCCGTGGCCGGGCTGATATGCGTCCGGGAATTTGCCCCTCGCGCGATATTCTTGGGAGGATCGCCCGCCTTGGGAATTCGCCGTGGCTGACTTGCCTTGGTGAGTTCCACGTCGCGCGCCTGCACGAACTTCAACTGCTGGTAGGGAGAAAGCCCGGCTACGCGCTTCGCTTCCGCCTTGTTCTGTGAGAGTTCGTAGAGGATCTGCGCGCCGTTGTCGGCTTCGTGCGCTGCCTCAAAGGTTGCCTGGGAAAGAGCCCAATCGCCCCGCATTCCGGCTTCAACCACGTTTTCCTGGAAATCGTCGAAGAGGTCGGAGCCGCGAGTAGCGAGATCGTCAACCTTGACGAGCAATTCCTGCTGCTGGCGTTCCACCTGCTGGCGTTGCTCGTTTTCCTGCTGACGTTGCAGGACCGCATCGGCTCGTTCGGCTGCCTTCTTTTCGGCGAGCCATTCAAGCTTATCCTCGATATATCGGTCGTCGAGGTGCCCGAGGGGATACTTGTCGGTATCGGAAGAGTCCGGTTCCGGCAGTTCCGCAGATTGATTACCACCACGATTTCCCGATGGCAAGCCCCCGTTTTCGAGAACTTCAAGTCGAGCCGCGAGCGTGTCCACAAGACGATCCCGCTCACGGACTTTCTTCGTGAGTTCACGAATTCGATCGCTCGGCTTGCGCGGCTTTTTGGGCTTTTCTTCCTCGTCGGCTTCCTCGTCGGTTTCCGCATCGGTTTCGGGCTCATCGTCGATATCGTCGGCGTCCTGCTGCCCGCCTTCGTCGATTTCGAGATCATCCGTGTCCTGCGGATCCTCGTCGTCGCCCTTCTGGTCGATCACGGCTTCCGCAGCCGGAGTTTCCTTCATCTTGGGCGGTCCACGGCGCTTCTCGCCCTTGGATGCCTTCTCGGCGGCAACTTCGCTGCCGACTTCCACCTGTCCCGACGACACGAAATCGTCGAATTCGGCAGTGCTATCGTTTCCCGCGCTATTCATCGTCCTGTTCTCCATTGGTCGGGTTTTCTTGGGTCTGCTTGCGTTCGTCGAAGTCCCGATCTTCGCCGGCAAGGGTATTGTGCTGGTCGAGTACACTCATCACCTGATTGAATTCCTGGTGATCCACTCCGGCCATGCGTTCTTCGGTTTTGCTGTCCACGTCCTTTGCGCGACTGCGCGCGTCGAGAAT